TATGAAGATGTCTATGAATGGGCAAAAAATAAACTTATAAGTAAACATTCAAATTCAAACAAAATAGAAGAAATTGTTCCGTTTTGTTCAGAAGAAGATGCCGTAAAAGAATTGGTTATGGAAACTTGTGATGATGTTTCCAAAACACCAATGTGTGAAATGAAAGACAAACAATTTTACCTTGATGAAATAAATAAATTAGAACTTAGAATGGCATCTTTAGAATATGAAAAAAATAAAGCATTTGAGTTTTTGCAAAAAGCATATAGCGATTATATTCATTGGGAACATTCGTTAAAATATTATCTTGAAGAAATATTAGACGGAAGAAAATCAGTTAGAGATTTGAAAGAATCAGAATTGTGGCAATATCCACCTCAAACTTTTGAATACGAAGAATGTGCAAAACATCTCGGAAAAGAATTAATAAATGAAAAATTCAAAACTCGAACAATTCGTTAAGAAAGCTAATACTCTACATAAGAATAAATATGATTATTCTTTAGTAGAGTATAAAAACTGTGATACTAAAGTAAAAATCATTTGTCCTATTCATGGGGTGTTTGAACAGACACCCTATAAACATTTGCAAGGTCAAAGATGTCCAATTTGTGCTAAGAATAAAAAACTTAATACTGAACAATTTATTGAAAGAGTAAGAAAAATATATGGTGATAGGTATGACTATTCTTTAGTAAAGTATGTAAACGCTCATACTAAAGTAAAAATTATTTGTCCTATTCATGGAGTGTTTGAAAGAACTCCAAGAAGTCATTGGGATGGAAAAGGCTGCCCAATTTGTATTAAGTCAACTTCCAATGGAGAATTATTAATTAAATCCTATCTATCAGAAAATAATATATCCTTTATACATCAAAAGAAATTTAATGATTTAAAAGACAAGAAACCATTGTCTTATGATTTTTATCTTCCAGATTATAACCTACTAATAGAATATAATGGAGAACAGCATTATAGAGAGAACTCTTTTAATAAAGATAGAAAGTTCTTTCTTTTGCAGAAACATCATGATTGGCAAAAACGTAAATACGCTAGGGATAAGGAAATAAATCTATTGACAATTACTTTCAAAGATGATATACTATTAGTGTTAAAGGAGAATCTACAATAAAATTAACAACAGAACAATTCATTGAGAAAGCCAAGAAAATTCATAATTACGATTACTCTTTAGTAGAGTATAAAAATTGTGATACTAAAGTAAAAATCATTTGCCCTATTCATGGAATGTTTGAGCAAACTCCTTACAAGCACTTAAAAGGTCAAGGTTGTCCAATGTGTGCTAAAAATAAAAGACTAACATCTGAACAATTTATTGAGAGAGCTAATGCTTTACATAAGAACAAATACGATTATTCTTTGGTAAAGTATGTAAACGCTCATACTAAAGTAAAAATTATTTGTCCAGTTCATGGCGTATTCGAGCAAACTCCTAAAAATCATTTAGACGGAGAATGCTGTCCTCTTTGTTCAGTAGAAAGAGTTTCAAAAAGTAATACATTTACAGCAGAGCAATATTTTAGTAAAGTAAACAGTTTATATGCTAACAAATATTCTTATGGAGAATATAAAGGCTTAAAGAAAAATTTAGAAATCTTTTGCCCTACTCATGGAAAGTTTATAGTAAAAGCAAGCAATCATTTATATTTACATGCTGGTTGTCCATATTGCAATAAAACTATTTCAAATGGCGAAACTCTAATTTTAGAATATTTGAAAAAGAATAATATACAGTTTATCCGTCAGAAGAGATTTGATGATTTGAAGGATAAAACTTATTTATCTTATGATTTTTATCTTCCAGATTATAACTTATTAATAGAATACAATGGACTACAACATTACAAGCCCATAGAATATTTTGGTGGCAATAAGTCTTTTCGCTTACAGAAACATCATGATTGGATGAAACGTAAATACGCTAAATGTAAAAAAATAAATCTATTGACAATTACTTACAAAAATGATATACTATTAATGTTAAAGGAGAAATTATGAAAGAGTTGGAAATTCTAAGTATTAAAGAAGTAGACGAATGTGATGTCTGGGATATAACTAACAAAGAGCCAGACCTATATGAAAAAGAGGGCAATTTCTTAGTAGATAACGTGATAATACATAATTGTGGTAAGCATGCAGGTGGAGTATTAATTCTTGATAAACCAGTATATGAATGTTTACCAGTTATTTCCCCTAAGGGTGAAATCTCATCAGCATTTGTTGAAAGTGCTTCATCTACAGACCTTGATGAATTAGGATTTGTTAAATATGACCTTTTGGCGATTTCCCAGCTTGACACTATTGATAGTGCTTTAGACTTAGCAGAAAGAGATGGATTTTTTAAAATTATAGATGATGATGGAATAACTAAGATTGTTTCAAAATCTTATTTGTTAGAGAAAGGTTTAAACGAGGAAGAAATAAATGAAATCAAAGATATTTAGAGAAAAGGTAAAAGAGCTTATTAAAAAGAAGAAAACTCTAATACATATTAGAGAAACAATAAATAAAATTCCAAGAACTTCTAAACTGGATAGAATATCTCTTAAAAATAAAATCTTAAAAGAATTATCTATAATCGATAATTTTGATGAAAACAAATTAAAAGATTATACTAACTTGCTTCTTAATAATGAAGAAGCTAGAAGAAACATGATAAGGGTTTGTAAAAAGCAAGTTAGGGAATTGGATAGAGCAGTCAATAAAGTGTATAGAAATCTTGTATTATATTTATAGAATAACAAACCTTATCAATGGCAAAACCTATATAGGACAGCATAAAACAAACAACATAAATGATACCTATATGGGTTCTGGGTCTTTGCTTAAACTTGCTTTTAAGAAATATGGAAAATCTAATTTCAAGAAAACAATTTTAGAAATCTACTTAGATTTTGATAAAGCAAATGAAGCAGAGGTTAGACTTATCAAAGAAGAAAAATCAAAAGGTAAAGGTGAATACAATATTTCTGGTGGCGGTCAAAGTTGTTCAGACCCTTTTCTCTACAAATCAGAAGAAGATAAAAGACTTATCTTTGAAAAAGAAAGTAAAAACAGAAAAGGTAAGCCCTCTGGTAATAGCGGCAAAAGAAGAATTAATGGAAGACGCTCTTATAATAAAAAAGAACAACCTTGTAAAAGAGCAAGAAGAATTAAGTGTTTAGAAACTGGAGAAATATTTTCTAGTATTAGAGAGTGTTGTTTTACACTTAAAATTTCTCATACAGCTCTTAAAGATTTTTTAAACGGAAAAAGAAAAATACCCATAGGTGGATATACTTTTGAAGAAATAAAAGAAAGAAAAACTTTTATTGTAATAGTCGAAAATGGCTTAGAGTTTGAAACTGTTATGGATTGTGCTAAATATCTAAACTGTAGTAGAAGCAGTATTATGAGGCATTTAAGCGGAAAAACTAAAAGCTGTAAAGGCTATCATATAAATAAAAAAAGGGCAACCGTTTGAGGCTACCCTTTTCCTTTTATTCTATCCTCTACCCCTAAATAGCAAAGTTGTCTACTGTAACACGAGCGTAGTTGAACTCAGCACGTGGTGTAGCTGTAATAGCATAGCGGTTGAAACAACCACGAATGTTATTAAAGTTATTTGGGTCTGAAATTGTATTACTCATCCATGAAGCGTATGGTGAAAGAACAACACCTGCACCATAAGTTCCATCCTTTGGCTTCATACCAAATGTAATATCGTTATTCATGCGGTTAGGGTCGCAGTAAACCTTACAAGAACCTTTTCCAAGGATTCCAGCATGATAGAAGCTTGTATGATGTGAAGAAATTTCTGAACCATCCCAATCTGGCAACATCTGTAATGCAGAAGCAATCTGTGGTGAACAGATACAGAAGTCAGCTGGAGCGATACGGTTATAAACTGCTACCTTTGAACGCATCTGATTCATTCTTTGTGCCATAGCACGATGACGGTCGAGGTAGTTACCAGTTGTGCCATTGCCTTCATCGTCAGCCCAGTCGAAGCTTGAACAAAGTGGGTCAATAACGAGGTCGTCAATGAATCCTACAAGCTCACGGTCCTGTTCATAATTCATCTGGAATGAACCAGTCTTAACGATTTCTTGTTCTACGCTAATCTTGTGATAAGCACGCATATCCTGGTCAGCTTCGTTTGTCCAACGGAACTTAATCTTACGTTCTGTTGTTGTTACATCCATGTGGTCGATGTCAAATTCCATTTCTGGAATATGGCTTGTGCCTTCCTGGTTGTATACAATGAAACATACGATATTATGTTTACCGTCTGTATCTCCTAAAATTTCCTTAGCTTTATCTGTAACTGTGAAAGAAGTAACAGACTTAACAATACCAGAGTCAGTAAGAGTTGTTTCAATCTTACCAAGAACAATCTGTGAATCCTCTGTTAAGAACTGAATTGTTCCATTAGAAATTGCTACTTTCTTAGCAAGTAATGACTTGTGAGTTGTCTTATCATGAATTTCGAGACGTTTATATGCTTTGCTGTTATAAGCATCAGTGCTTAAAAATGCCAAACAATTCAAAACCTTAGCTTTTACATCAGCTTCATCGATTGTCTTTTTTACAGATTCAACCTCAATTGGTCCAAGCTTTTCACTTGAATAGAATGTTGAGAAAGCAGGTTTTGTCTGATATGGGTTACCACTAAATTCATCACCGGCTGTTACATCTCCCTTTGTGTTTGAATACTTAGTAGTCATATAGAAAATAGCACCAGTTGGAGCTGGAAGTGTCTGAACTGATACAATTTCGTTAGCAATGAGTTCTGGCATAACTCGGCGAATCATTGGGAACATAACCTTAGGAATAACAAATGAACCTACAGCACTTGAAGTCTGAACTTCTTGGATAAGGTCTTCTGTAATTACTGCTTCACCATTTTCTCTCTTAGCTTCTTCCAATTTTGCAATTGGCTCAAGAATAGACTCTTCCAACCATTTAGAAGGGAGCAATCCCTTAGATACCATTTCACGATAAGAATTTTCAAGGACAAGCTGTGTATCTACAAGCTTACCCTTCTCTTTAATATCTGATGTAATCCATGACCAACGCTTGTTTAAGCTGTCTTCGTATAACTTCTTATTGATTTCATTCATAGTTGTTTATCTAACCTCCTAATTAACTTATCTTATACGTAAAGTTTTATTATATCTGCTAAAGAAGAAATCTTCTGCTGTGGTTCTTTTTTAGGTTCTTTCTTTGATTTTTTCCCATCATCTGGAAATCCTTTATAGCCTTCGCTAATATATCCTTCGCTAAGACCTGATGAGCTATCATCTGAATCATCAGAGAAATCATAACTATCATCTGAATCATCAGAGAAATCATAGCTATCATCTGAATCATCAGAACTATCAGAGCTATCATAACTATCATCTGAATCATCTGAATTATCGCTTTCAAACAATACTGAAAGATTGTTGTAAAGCTTATAGAACTGTTCTTGAATTTCTTCTGGACTGCCTGGCTCAATAAGCTGTATCATAGCCTGTTGAGTTTTTGCATTATAACCTTGAAGGAGGTGTGTAAGAGTTTCTTTGCCCTCGTTCAATTCGCACTCTCTCTTGAGTTTTTCGTTTTCTTCTGAAAGCTTTATAAGAGTGTCTTCATACATATTATCACGATAATCTTCATCGATAAGTGGAGCTACTAAGCTCTTGATTTGAGTCAAGATTTTCAGCTCTGGATTATTCTTGATAACTTCTGATAGAACTTCTGCTCTAACAGTTTCTTTTAATTCTGCTAGACCTTCGAGCATTTTTTCTGTAAATTGCTCTTTAAGTTCCTCACGATAAGAAGCGTTTTCACGCTCCAATTCTTCCATCTTCTCGTTAAGAGCTTGTTCACTCTCTTGAGTCATTTGGTCAAATTCTTTTTCTTTCCAAGATTCTAGAATTGTTTTGATGTATTTTGCTGTTTCTTCTGAAATATCTTGGTTCAGCAAATCAAGCATTTTAACCTCCATAATACTATTTTAATAACTTTAATGCTTTATTCGATTTTAACGCACTTTGGTTTATATATTTAACTTGTTAAGACTCAAAAAAGTGCGTTAAAAATAAACTTAATAATTGAAAATATCTTCTGTTACTATAGACTTAACACCTAACCACTTCTGGAACTCAATTTTCCATGGGTCTAAGTGTCCTTTTGCACTTCTACGATTATCAATATACTTTGCTTGGTCTTGTGTAAATGAGAAATCTTTAGCAATTCTTATACAGTAATAGCCTTTATATTGTTCAAGTCCTTTGATTTCTTTAATAGCTAAATCTGGCTTAGAATTTGGTTTAGCTCTAATTGTATCGATTGAACTTGCCGGAATCAATATAAGCAAGTTGTTAGCTGTTGACCTTGCAGCAGAAGCATATCCAGTAGGCATTTTACCATAAAGAATGAACTTATGATTAGTGTCAGTTGGTGCGTTGTTTTCTATCCACTTATTCAAAATAGCTTTAACAACTTTACCGAAAGAAGTGTA